TGCACCTTTAATATAATTACCTTTTACTATCAATAATGCATTTGTTAGTTCACTTGCTGTTGCAAGTCCATCAACATCAACTACTGATCCTGATGATGCATTAGTTAAACCCATTGTCATAGTATGTGAAGAACCAGATGTAAATGCTTCTTCTACTACTAAATGAGCTGATACTAAAACAGCATTAGCTGGTATTTGTTGTGCTAAATTACCTGCATTATACGCAGGTAAATCATCATAGTCAAATTCCCAACTAGCTGATTTTACTTTGCCAACGCTATTGTCTTGACCACCATATTGGTTGTCAGCATTACGAGGTCCATAATGGTTGGCTACGCCTCTTTTTGGTCCAACTTCATATCCCATTATAATCTCCTAGTAAGTAAGGTCGTCTGTTAAGACTACACCTAAAGTATCAAGACGTTGAACACCAAATCCAAATCTAGAAGTAACTTGATACTTGTCGCCTCTTTCTTCTTCGGATCTCCAACCTTCAGTTTGCGGAGCACGTCTCCATGCATGCATAACTGGTTTACAAGAATCATCAGCAACACACATAAATACGTTAGCTTTATCGCCAATAGCTGCTGTTTCACTTGTAAGCCCTACTGATGTAGCATTAATTGCTTCAGTTGCAGTAAGTGATGGTAGGTAATTAGATGTATATACATCGAATCCCATGATGTTTCTAACAAAACGATGATCTCTTGCAAAACCTTCATTAACAATACCTTGGAATTGCGGAGTATTATTAATAACGTTAGTTGAAGAAATTAATTCGTTTAATGTTGCTTCTACAATCGGATCAACAACCGCAATTCTGCCACCTGCTGGTGCGTTTGCTTTGTCAAACGAAAGTTTCATTGCTACGAAATCAGCTAATGTAATATGACGTGTATTACCAGCTTCAGAACCTACCCAACGGTGAGGTCTACCATTCACCAAGTTAAGGTCTGCTGCTGTTTGTCCTGCATTAGCGACTGCCATGAATCTTGACTCGTGGTTTTCACCAAGAGCACGTGTAGATTCCATTGCACGCATAGCCATGAGTGTATCTACCTGTGAACCATCTTCACGAAGATCATCAGATACTTTCCAAGCATCACCGATATAATCAGTAATAGTTAGAGTAATAGTACCTGTGTCAATGTTAGTAAAGTTCAGAGGAGTGTCCTCTGCTGCATCTTGAAGTGTTACAGTACCAACTGTTTTAATGTTTAGTGTTGTACCTGAACCGAAGTCTGTTACATCACGCCACATTCCTTCTGGAAGAAGGTAGTCGTGTAAATTATCAAGAATAAACTGAGAATATTGCTGCGATTCAATGAACGCAGTTGTATTACTAGTCAGTTGTGCCATTTAAGTCTCCTAAGACTGTTGTTTTACTTTCTCGCCTGCTTTGCCCCAGGCTTTTAATAAGTCCTTAGTTGATCCACCTTCAACTTTCGCTGAAGTTACATCAGGTTTTGGTGTATTATTAAGAGCTTCTGTATTAACATCACTAGTAGGATTACCTACAGGTGCTGCAGTAGCAGTTAAACCTGCTGCTTTTAATACAATACTAGGAGCTGATGCTGCAAGCTCATTTAATTGTGTAACGGTAACATTTAGTTCTTTAGCTATAGAGTTATAAGTAGTCTCAGCTTTATCTCCATACTGCTCAGTAAACCTTGCAGCTACTGATTTAGCATTTGTTTCAGCTTGAGCTTTCTTTTCTCTAATAGATAAAGTTTGGTTAACTAAATCCATTACGTTATCTTGATTAAGTTCTGCTGTTTGTGTGGTATTCACTTCAGTTTGAACTCCAGACTTAATTTCATCTATAAGTTCCTGAGTAGTTTTTCTTTTAGTCAGTTCATCTTTTACTTCAGCAAGTTCAGACTCAAGAGTCTCAATATGCTTTTGTGCATGAGGTACTGATTTAAGAGCATCTTCTGGGCTCTGGTACTTTTTTCCTTCACCAACTAGTTCTTGAGCTTCGGTCGGAATCTCAAATGCTTTTGGTGCAGTATCTTGTTGTGGAGCTTCGTTAGTACTCTGCTCTACAGGTGTTTCAGTTGTTTCTGTTTTTACTTCATCATTCATCTTACTTATCTCCT